ATAGCGTAGCTAGGGTTTACAGTTTCACGCTAGGAAGTCAAACTATAGGAGGAGTATTACAAGAGTATAAAGAGTTTTTATTTAGAACATATACTCCAGCAGGAGTATTAGCAGATGGACAGTTGGATGGAAACGATGGAGGCTTTACAAGCGTTACGCTTTATGCTTAACTGAATTTTATTTAATATAAATTTTTAATTTAATATAATGGATATAAGAAAAATATCTGTCGGTCCAGATTATAAGTCTGGGGCTATGCATTACTTAGTAGGTCAGAACGTGTTGAATGGAGCATACAAGATTCATTTAATAAAGTACGACTCTGTATTACACTCCTACAAGATTTACATAGAAGAAGACGATGTTGTTGTTCTTTGGAAAGAGTCTAGCTCTGCTATGCCTGTGTCCATTGAATACAACATAAACTTTTGAAATCACCAACAGACTTTATAGTAACCCCCAGAGAAAATAAAAGATACTCCAATACTAAAAACATTGGAGGTATAGACTTTTTAGTTAGCTCTTCAGAGGAGGACGTAAGATATTCAAATAGGTATGCTGAAGTAAAGGCGTTACCTATAGATTATTCTGGTCCCATAAAAGAAGGAGACACCCTCCTTGTTCATCACAATGTTTTTAAATTCTACAATGACATCAGGGGTCAAAGGAGAAGTGGTAAAAGTTTTTTAAAAGACAACCTATTCTTAGTAGACCATGACCAGTACTTTGCTTACAAGCAAGATGATGTATGGTATGCTCATGACAGGTACTGCTATATTAAGCCAGTGAAAACAAAGGAGTCTGTTATATTTAAGAATACAAAAGAAGAACCCTTAGTTGGATTAGTTGAGATTCCAAATGAAAAATTAATTAGTCAGGGAATTAAGAAAGGAGATTTAATTTCTTTTAAGCCTGATAGTGAGTATGAGTTTGAGGTTGATGGAGAAAAACTTTATCGTATGTTTGACCATCAAATAATAATGATACTATGAAATCAAACACAGAAATAAAACTAGATATTATATCTGCTGCCAGAAGCGCGGTGGAGCAGTTAATTAAAGTTGCAAGAGAAGACATTATAAAGCACGACCCCGAAGATGACTTGGCGGCAGACAGATTAAAGAACGCAGCGGCAACTAAAAAGTTAGCAATCTTCGATGCGTTTGAAATACTAAATAGAATAGAGGCAGAGAAGGCGGCTATAGATTTAGCTGATGGAGATAATAAGGTAAATACAAAACAAGGATTTGCAGAAAGAAGGTCAAGATAAAAAACTATATAAGTCTTTAGAGGACTACGTACCTAAATCAGTACTCACCAACAAGAATAGGAATAAGAGTTGGGAGTATGGATACAATGATAAGTATGATTTTATCTGCATATCTAAAAGCGGTGAGGTAGGAGATATATTAAATATTCAAGGGTTGATAATTGGTTTACCTAAGAGACCTAAGAAAATAAATTCTCGTTCTAAATCTAATCCCATGCAATACTGGGAACGAATTGATATACCTAAGCAGCTTAGTAGAATTCAATCTATATTCCAATGGAATGAAATGCCTAACGAGTTTAAAAATCATTGGGTAGATTATATAGAGAATGAATTTGATTGCAGAGAACTTGGCTATTGGTTCTACAACAACGGAGTACCTACGTACATAACTGGTGGACATTACATGTACCTTCAATGGACTTCGATTGATGTTGGTTATCCAGATTACAGAGAGGCGAACAGAATATTTTATATTTTTTGGGAAGCATGTAAAGCAGACAATAGGTCTTTTGGAATGACGTACCTTAAGATAAGACGCTCTGGATTTTCTTACATGGGCTCTTCAGAATGTGTTAACACTGGAACCTCAGCTAAGAATTCAAGGGTTGGTATATTGTCAAAGACAGGTTCTGATTCAAAGAAAATGTTTACCGATAAGGTTGTTCCTATAGCAAATAGATTACCTTTCTTTTTTAAACCTATCCAGGATGGTATGGACAAACCTAAAACTGAGTTAGCGTTTAGGATACCAGCATCTAAGATTACAAAGAAGAACATGTATAATTCAGATGCAGAAGAGCTGTTAGGATTAGATACAACAATTGACTGGAAAAATACTGACGACAACTCTTATGATGGGGAGAAGCTATTGCTACTGGTGCATGATGAAAGTGGTAAGTGGATAAAGCCTAACAACATACTTAATAACTGGAGAGTTACAAAAACTTGTTTGCGCTTAGGTAGTAAGGTTATTGGTAAATGTATGATGGGCTCTACGTCAAATGCTTTAAGTAAGGGAGGGGCTAACTTTAAAAAGTTGTTTGAAGACTCTTCAATAGATAACCGTAATTCAAATGGACAAACAAAAAGCGGATTGTATAGTTTGTTTGTTCCTATGGAATGGAACATGGAAGGCTTTATAGATAGGTATGGTATGCCTGTATTTAGAGCTCCTGCAACAGCGGTGCTAGGTGTAGACGGAGAAAAAATAAATCAGGGAGCTATTGATTATTGGGAGAATGAGGTAGACTCTTTAAAGAGCGACCCAGATGCTTTGAATGGATTTTACAGACAATTCCCTAGAACTACATCACATGCGTTTAGAGATGAGAGTAAGCAATCTTTATTTAACCTAACAAGAATATATCAGCAGATAGACTATAACGATTCTGTTATTAAAGAGCATCATCTTACAAGAGGCTCGTTCTCATGGAAGGATGGAATTAAAGACACGAAAGTAATATGGACTCCAAATAGTAGAGGAAGGTTTCTGGTGTCCTGGACTCCAAACAAAAATTTACAGAACCGAGTTATAAATAGAAACGGAAAAAAGTTGCCTGCTAACGAGCACCTTGGTGCGTTTGGATGTGACAGTTATGATATATCTGGAACAGTAGGAGGCAGAGGTTCTAATGGAGCACTACATGGACTGACAAAATTCAATATGGACGAAGCTCCTAGTAATGAGTTTTTTCTTGAGTATGTAGCACGACCTCGAACAGCAGAGATATTCTTTGAAGAAGTGTTAATGGCCTGTGTGTTTTATGGTATGCCTATACTGGTTGAGAACAATAAGCCTCGTTTGTTGTATCATTTTAAGAACAGGGGCTATAGAGGGTTTTCTTTAAACAGGCCTGATAAATCATATAATAAATTATCACGAACAGAAAAAGAATTAGGTGGTATACCCAACTCAAGTGAAGATATAAAGCAGGCTCACGCTTCTGCAATAGAATCATATATAGAAAAATATGTGGGCTTGGATACAGAAGAAACATTTAGAGACTCAGACCTAATGGGAACAATGGTTTTTACCAGGACGCTAGAGGATTGGGCAAAGTTTGATATTAATAACAGAACTAATTTTGATGCATCAATCAGTAGTGGGTTATCTATAATGGCTTGTCAAAAACATCTTTATACGCCTGAAAAGAAAAGCTCAAAAATTTCCATTAACTTTGCAAGGTATACTAATAAGGGATTAACAAGCGATTTAATAAGATAGATGAAAGAAGTTAAGATAGATATTTCATCTGTAGGATTCCCAAGTCAATTTGTATCAGATGCCGATAAAGCCACTGATGAGTTTGGCTTACAGATAGGGCAAGCGATACAGTATGAGTGGTTTAAGAAAGACGGAAACGGTGGTAGATACTACGGACAGTGGAGAGACTTTCACAGACTACGCTTATGTGCAAGAGGCGAACAGTCAGTAGGAAAATACAAAAGTGAATTAGCAGTAGATGGAGACTTATCATATCTCAACCTCGATTGGACCCCCGTTCCTATAATACCTAAGTTTGTGGATATTGTTGTAAACGGAATGTCGGACAGACTATTTAAGGTTAAGGCCTATGCTCAGGACGCTTTGTCTCAGGGTAAAAGAAGTAAGTATCAAGACATAGTTGAATCTCAGATGGCAGGCAAGGACCTACTTCTTGATATTCAAAAAGCAACAGGGGTAGACCCATTTACTATGGACCCAGGAAATATTCCTGAAAATGACGAAGAGCTTTCTTTGTATATGACTCTCAATTACAAACCAGCTATAGAGATAGCTGAGGAAGAGGCAATTGATACCATGTTTTCTGAAAACCACTATAATGATACAAGAAAAAGAGTAGACTATGACCTTACTGTTTTAGGAATTGGATGCTCGAAGCATGAGTTCCTCCCAGGTTCTGGTGTTCAGGTATCGTATGTAGACCCTGCAAATATTGTATACAGCTACACAGAGGACCCACACTTTAAAGATTGTTTTTATTGGGGAGAAATAAAAGTAGTTCCAATTACAGAGCTTCTTAAAATAGACCCTAGTTTAACTAACGAAGATTTAGAAAAAATATCTAAGTATAGCCAAAGCTGGTATGACTATTATAATGTTGCGCAGATGCAGCAGAACGATATTTTCACTAGAGACACAGTAACATTATTATACTTTAATTATAAGACCACAAAAAAAATGGTCTATAAGAAAAAAGTTTCTGAAACTGGAGGTGTAAAAATGATTGAGAAAAATGACGAGTTCAATCCTCCATCAGAGATGATGGAAGATGGTAAGTTTGAAAAGGTATCAAAAACAATTGACGTGTGGTATGATGGTGTAATGGTAATGGGTACAGATATGATTCTAAAGTGGGAGCTTGCTAAGAATATGGTAAGGCCTCAGTCTGCGTCTCAACATGCTATGCCTAATTATGTAGCGGTAGCACCAAGAATGTATAAAGGGAATATTGAATCTTTAGTTAGAAGAATGATTCCGTTTACAGATTTAATACAGCTTACTCATTTAAAGTTACAGCAGGTAATAGCGAGAGTTGTACCTGACGGTGTGTTTATTGACGCTGATGGATTAAGCGAAGTAGACCTAGGGACAGGACAAGCTTATAACCCTGAAGACGCACTGAGATTATATTTTCAGACTGGTAGTGTAGTTGGTAGAAGCTATACGCAAGACGGGGACTTTAATCAAGCGCGTGTGCCTATACAGCAACTAACCTCTAATAGCGGTGCCAGTAAGACGCAGATGCTTATATCCAACTATAACCATTACTTAGGAATGATTCGTCAGGTAACAGGCTTAAATGAAGCTAGAGACGGCTCTTCTCCTGACCCTAATTCTTTAGTTGGTTTACAGAAGCTTGCGGCTTTAAATTCTAATACAGCAACCAGGCATATACTTCAAGGAAGTTTATATATATATAGGACGTTAGCAGAGGCGTTAACATATAGAATAGCAGACGTACTAGAGTATTCTGATTTTAAAGATGAGTTTATAAATCAAATTGGAAAATACAATGTAAGTATCTTAAATGAGATTTCAGATTTATATATATATGACTTTGGAATATTCATAGATGTTGCACCTGATGAGGAAGAGAAATCTAAGCTAGAACAAAATATTCAAATGGCTTTATCTAAAGGAGATATTAATCTTGAGGATGCAATTGATATTAGAGAAATAAAAAACATAAAGCTTGCGAATCAATTATTAAAAGTAAAGAGAAAACAAAAGCAAGACGCAGACCAGAAAGCGGCTATGCTTCAACAGCAGATGCAAGCGGCTTCACAATTAAAATCTCAGCAGATGGCAGGCCAGATGGCAATGCAGAAATCTCAAGCGGAGATGCAGGGCAAAATGCAAATGAAACAAGCGGAGATAGCTTTTGAAATAGAGAAGATGAAGAATCAGGCTCAGCTAAAAAGTATGCTGATGGCTGAGGAGTTTAGCTATAATCAACAGCTTAATGGAATGGAGGCTGAAGCCTTAGCCACAAGGGAAGAAGGCAGGGAAACAGCAAAGTCAGGCAGGATAAGCCAAGCTAACACTGAACAATCAAGACTTATAAACCAAAGAAAAAATAACTTACCACCTCAAAGGTTTGAATCTAATGAAGATAGTTTAGATGGTTTTGATTTGGCTGAATTCGACCCAAGATAAGTAAATAAAATAGAATAATTAATTGTACTATATTTGTACCAAAATCTAATCAAATGGAAATGACAGTAAAAGAAGTAGGGTCTGTAGAAGAAAAATCAGCTGCTCAAGTAGAGGAATCTTTAATTGAAAAAGTTGAACAACAACATGAAGAGCAAACACAGCCAGCGGTTGTAGCTGACTCACCTGTTGGAGAAGGAACTACAAAAAAAGAATTAGAAGAAAAAGATGTTCTTGATTTTATTAAGAACAGGTATGATAAAGATATATCATCTGTAGACCAATTGTTTACAGAGACTGAAAGTAATGAGGAATTACCAGAAGATGTATCCGCTTATTTTGAATATAAAAAGAAAACTGGTAGAGGGATTGAAGACTATGTTAAACTAAACAGAGACCTTGATTCTTTAGATGAAGACCAGATTTTAACTGAGTATCTTTTAGCTACCGAAGAAGGTATGGATAAAGATGACGTTGAATTATTAATGGAGGACTATCAATATGATGAGGACATTGATGATGATAACGATATTAAGAGAGCTAAGTTAAAAAAGAAAAAGGCTATTGTAAAAGCTAAGAGGTTTTTCAATGAACAAAAAGAAATGTATCACCAACCGCTTGAGTCAAGTGTAACTGGTATTTCTGAGGACAATGAAGACTACAAGGCGTACAAGCAATATGTTGAGAATGCAAAGACTCAGTCAGAAGAGCAGTCTAGGAAAGTAGATTTCTTTGAAAAAGAAACTAATAAGATACTGAATCAAAACTTTAAAGGTTTTAAAGTTGATATTGATGATGTAAATTTATATTACAATCCAGGAGGTTCTGCAGAGGAAATTAAAAAATCTCAATCAAGTGTTGTTAATTTTATTAATCAACACTTAAATGAAGATGGATTAGTTAAGAATGCAGGTGAGTATCATAAAGCATTGTCAGCGGCAATGAACCCTGATAGGTTTGCTAAGTATTTTTATGAGCAAGGTGTGGCCGCAGCTACGGATAACGTAACCAGAAAGATGAAGAACATCGACATGACTACGCGTTCTGCTCCAGAGGTAACCGTAAAAGGTGGAACTCAATATCGTGCAGTAAATGCAAGTGAAGGTAAAGGGTTAAAGATTAAGAGTATTAAAAAAAGTTAAACAATTAAAAACAATTAAAAAATGGCAGGACAATTATTAGGACCGAATACTACACCAGTAGGACCAGGTTTTCAACTACAGCCAGCACCACAACAGGTGCCGTTGGCTACAAATTATATTACTGATTTCAACTTTTTGAATCAGTATTTACCAGACACTTATGAAAAAGAATTTGAGCGTTATGGTAATAGAACTATTTCTTCTTTCTTACGTTTAGTAGGAGCTGAGCTACCAAGTAATTCAGACTTAGTAAAGTGGGCAGAGCAAGGAAGACTACATACAAAATACGTACAGGTAGGAACTGGTGCGGTTGTAAATGGAGATAACGTAACATTTGATATTAACGATGCGTTAGTACCAGACAGAGCAGCAACAGGCTTAACAGCTGGAACTATTGCTATTCGTGTTGGACAAACATTAGTTGTTACTAACAATGACGGTTCAGGAGAATTCAAAGGAATTGTAACAGCAGTAGGTGTTGCAGGTGGATTAAACGCAAACCAAATAACTGTAGCATTCTATAATGCAGCAGGTTTTACAGGTGGTACAGGTGCAGGTAATGCAGATGCAACTATCTTTATATATGGTTCTGAATTCAAAAAAGGAAGTAACGGAATGCAAGGTTCTTTAGAAGCTGAAAATGAAATCTTCGACAACTCTCCAATCATTATCAAAGATAAGTATGCAGTATCAGGTTCTGATATGGCTCAAATCGGATGGATTGAAGTAACTACAGAGAACGGAGCTTCAGGATACCTATGGTACTTGAAGTCTGAGCATGAAACTCGTTTACGTTTTGATGACTATCTTGAAACAGCTATGATTGAAGCGGTACCAGCAGAAGTAGGTTCAGGAGCAATCGCTACTACAGGTGATGTAGGTAACAAAGGTTCTGAAGGTGTATTCCACGCAGTGGAAACTAGAGGAAATGTATGGGCTGGTGGAAACCCAGTTGCTCTTGCAGACTTCGATGCTATTATCTCTCGTTTAGATAAGCAAGGAGCTATTGAAGAGAACGTACTTTTCTTAAACAGACAGTTTGGATTTGACATTGACGATATGTTAGCATCACAAAACTCTTATGGAGGAGGAGGTACTTCTTATGGTCTTTTTGACAACGATGAGGAGATGGCTCTTAACTTAGGATTCACAGGATTCCGTAGAGGTTATGACTTTTACAAGTCTGACTGGAAATACTTGAACGACCCAACTATGCGCGGAGGTTTACCTACAGGTGCAAATTCGGGAACCGTTAACGGATTGTTAGTGCCAGCAGGTTCTACAACTGTTTATGACCAAATCCTTGGGAAGAATGCTAAGCGTCCTTTCTTACATGTACGTTACAGAGCTTCAGAAACTGAAGACAGAAAGTACAAGACTTGGATTACAGGTTCAGCTGGTGGTGCAGCAACATCTGATTTAGATGCAATGGAAGTAAACTTCCTATCTGAAAGATGTGTATGTACTATGGGTGCAAACAACTTCGTGATTTTCCAATCATAGTAGTTTAAATAATGGGAGGGTATACAATGCCCTCCCTTTTTTTTTTAATAATTAAATTATTATCAAATGAAAACTAAACATTTAGTAAACAAGAATTACAAACTTACCAGAGACGCAGCTCCTCTGTCTTTTATGCTGCCAACTAGAAACTCAAGAAGATATCCCTTAACGTATTTTGATGAAGCAACAGGAACTAATAGAGCCTTGCGTTATGCTAGGAATCAAAAGAGTCCCTTTGAGGATGAGCAAGACGGAAACGCTATTGTAGAGCCAATTGTTTTTGAGGATGGATTTTTATCTGTTCCAAGAACTAATCAATCCCTACAAGAATTTCTTCACTACCACCCTATGAATGGTGTTAAATTTGTAGAAGTAGATGTAGAGAAAGATGCTCAACAAGGGATGGCTGTTTTAAATTCCAGAGTAGACGCTCTTATAGAAGCTCGTCAACTAGATATAGAACAAGTAGAGGCTTTAGCTAGAGTTCTTTTTAACACAGATGTATCAAGAACAACATCTGCAGAATTAAAAAGAGACATACTAATATATGCTGAGTATTCACCAGCAGATTTTTTACGTGCAGTTCAGGACCCTACTTTAAAACTAAACTCTAAAGTAAAAGAGTTATTTGCACATAAGGTATTAATATTTAAAAATAATAAGAAGGATGTATATTTTAATACACCTAAGAATAAAAAAAGAATGGTTAACATTCCTTTTGGAGAAGACGCTTTCTACGTAGTAGCTGGGTATCTTCAATCCGATGAAGGTATTGAAGTGTTAAAGTTTCTTGAAAAAAACCTAGAAAATAAAAAATAAATTATATATTTATAAATTATATATTTTTAAAAATTACTTTTGTTTTGGAAAGAGGTCGCTTAAATGCAGCCTCTTTTTTTTTGCTTATCTTTGTTTTAAATAAATAGACAAATGAGTATAATAAATTCAGTGCGAGAAACAGTACTGTCGGTCCTTAACAAAAATAACTATGGGTATATTACCCCTAGTGATTTTAACTTATACGCTAAGCAGGCACAGCTAGATATTTTTGAAGATTATTTTTATCAGTACAACTATCAGATAATGAAGGAGAACGCAAGAGCTTCAGGTGTTGGTTATGCTGATTTAAAAAAAGGTTACGAGGAATCAATAGATATTTTCTCAGAACAAAACTTTCTTGTTCCTGTGTATGCAAACGGAGTGTCTCAAACATTAACTTTACCCTCGGCCTCAGCCTCATATAGTGTTCCATCTACTGCCACTACAGGCTCTGATTATTATTTAATAAACAAGGTTTTACTTTTAACCAAGTACCTTGTTGTTCAAAGCACTAACACTTTGGGTTTGGCTACTGCTGAATTTACAATGAAAGATTCAACCTTAAATTTCTCAACTGTTGGCGTAAAGCCTGGAGACGTTGTGGTTAATAAAACGACAAGTGAAGTTGCAAGCGTATTGTTTGTAGACCAAACAGACCCTAGCCTTTTGTATTTAGATGCAGGTATTTTTACAACCGTAGGTGATAGCTACTGTATATTAAGTTTGTCAAATGGAGTAAACGAATGCGAGAAGGTTACTAATAGAAAGATAACTCAATTGAATATGTCTAACTTAACCAAGCCAACAGAGCTTTTTCCTGCATATTCAAATAGCTCTACTGTGATTCAGGTTTACCCACAGGACATACAAGTTGGCGTTAATGAAGGACAGACTTCTTTAGGAAGAGTTCTGTGTCAGTATATAAGATACCCGAATGACCCTAAGTGGACGTATGCATCTCTAGTTGGAGGCACACCTGCCTTTAATCCTTCTAGTCCTTTGTATCAGGATTTTGAATTACCTCTTGATGACGAGCCGTCTTTAGTTAATAAGATACTACAGTATGCAGGGATGTCTATTAGAGAAACTGAGATTGCTCAGTTTGGACAGGTTCTAGATACAACAGATAATCAAAACGAAAAATAATGTCATACCTAAGCGAATACCAATACTATGAAAATAATGGCGCGGCACCAGAAGATGCTAACTGGGGTTCCTACCAATACGTAAGCCTGTACGATATAGTTAATAACTTTATGTTGATGTATGCAGGTAATCATAGTTTAATAAATAATGAAGAAAGATATAGAGTTTTGTTTCATGCTAAGAGAGCAGTTCAAGAACTAAACTACGATGCATTTAAAGAGTTAAAGATTCTTGAGCTAGACGTCTGTGATACACTAAGATATGTTCTTCCTTCAGACTATGTGAACTGGGTAAGAATATCTTTATATAAAGATGGTGTTCTTAGACCTTTAACAGAAAATATTCAAACTAACTGGAGTAGTGCATACCTTCAGGATAATGATTGTAGAATACTATTTGACGAGGAAGGAAACATTTTAAAGCCGTCTTCTTCCACGATAGACCTTCAAAGGATAGAGGGAACTAAAAGAAGTATTTACCTCAACCAGAACAGCCCGTATAACAACAGAGAAGGATACTGTGTTGATGGAGCGTGGTATTTTGATTATGGTATTGGAGGTGCATTTGGATTAAACACAGAGACAGCGAACTCTAATCCAACATTTAAAATAAATAAAAAAGCTGGGGTTATAAACTTTAGCTCTGATATGGCAGGTGAGCTTTGTATACTAGAGTATGTGTCAGACGGAATGGAAGGTGGAGATGATACATTAATAAGTGTTAATAAACTATTTGAAGAATATGTTTATGCTTATATTCAGTTTGCTATATTGAATGGGAAGTTTGGAGTACAAGAATATAATATAAGCAGAGCAAGGAAAAGAAGTTCAGCTTTATTACGTAACGCTAAATTACGAATTAGCAACATACACCCTAGTCGTTTATTACAGAACATTAGAGGTATGGATAAGTGGATTAAATAAACATGGCAGAAGTTACTAGAAATTTTATTGCAGGGCGAATGAATAAAAGCGTTGATGAACGCTTATTGCCTAATGGTGAGTACGTTGATGCCTTAAACGTAAGGCTTGGCTCTACAGAAGATTCAGAGATAGGGTCTGTTGAGAACGCAAAAGGGAATACTAGATTGACTAGCTTAAGTATAGACTCGATTCCTTTAAGTGATAGTGCTTCTTGCATAGGTGCGTTTGAAGATGGACAAAGAGAAACTATATACTGGTTTGTTCACGACCCACAATTTCCATCATTGTCTGGTGCTAAAGTGATTGCAGACCTTGTTGTATCGTTTAATGTACCAGCAAACCTTCTTACATATCATGTTGTAACACTTCCAAATCCTCTTATTATAGGCAGTATATCAGTTCTTAATTTTAATCCTATATTTTTAATTACAGGTGTAAATAGAGTTGAAGACTTATTGTTCTGGACTGACAACTATAATCAGCCAAGGGTTATAAATATTAAAAGAAACTATGACTCATCTGCTGATGACTTAGCTGAACAGTTATTAGTTATTAAAAAACCACCTACACAGGCACCAACTTTTGAGCTGGTTAATGTTGGTGGTGAAGAAAATTTTTTAGAAGAAAGATTTATAACATTCGCATACAGGTATAAGTATGAGGACGGAGAGTACTCAGCGTTGTCTCAGTTCTGCGAGCCAGCATTTGTCCCTAAGAACTTTGAGTATACTATAGACTCAGGATTAAATGAAGGAATGATAAACGCTTTTAATAGCGCCAATGTTGCATTCAATACTGGAGGGAGATTAGTTAAATCTGTAGAGGTTGTATTTAAAGAAACGACAAGCAATGTTATAAAGTCAATTGAATTATTTAATAAACAAAACTTAGGGTACGCAGACAATACTAATTATACTTTAAGTTTTAACAACAGTAAAATATACACAGTTCTTAATGCAACGCAGCTTGTTAGAATGTTTGATAATGTTCCGCTAAAGGCTCAGGCTCAAACAGTTATGGGCAACCGTTTAATATATGGAAACTATGTGGACGGGTACGACCTGGAGGACTTAAACCAGAACCCTATAAGACTAGAATATTTTACGGAACTTATTTCTGAAGAAATTGGTATTGGAGAATTTCCAGACGACAGCACTTCTTATATTTACTCTATTGATGTTCAGAGAAACACTCCAAATGCAGTAGCGATTTTTGACCTTGCTGATGTTGAACTAAAGGCAGGGGCAACTTTGTTTTTTGAGATTAGATATGGTCATCAAGGCTTTAGTGGAGATACACCTTTTCCAACTCAAACATCAAGCAACTTAGAACTAGACTTTTCTTTTAATCTTCCTGTTGATTTTAATAGTGTTTATGATTTATCTATTGACCCATCGTTTGTTAATCTTATAGGAACAGCGGCAAACATAAAACCTGTGTATGATAGTGTGGCAGGAAATGAAACCTCTTGTGATGGTAACACCATAACAGATAATTTTAATTGTTCTATACCTAACAACCTAGGCGGACTAACTAAATTTGCTAGTGGTATTAGTGGGGAATTGCAGCCAATAAGAATAATAAGCTCTCCGTCACTAACAACAATAGGTATTGTTCCTATTGCTATGAGGTTTGTTGATGATTTAGCTAATCCAACACAAGATGTATATGAGTACTATCAAGTAAATTCATCAAGCGGTACTTTTTTAAGCACAGGAAACCCAAAGAGCCTTCATAGTGATAGAGACTATGAGGTAGGTATTGTATATATGGATGAGTTTAATCGTTCTAGTACAGCTCTAGTTAGCCCTCTGAACACAGTTCATGTGGGCTGCTCAAAATCTGCAACACAGAACTCTGTGCAGGTTACTATTCCACAATCACAGCTTGCGCCCTCTTGGGCTGATAGATATAAGTTTGTTATGAAGCCTGACTTTGAGGACTACAATACAGTGTTTACAAATCTTTTCATAGCTGACTCCACAACATCTGCGGTATTCTTTTTATTAGAAGGGGAGAACGCGAGAAAGGTTCAGGAAGGAGATAGGCTAAGGGTAAAGGCTGACACAAGCGGTGTAACATCTAGATGTCAGTACGCTACTGTATTAACTAAGACTGCTGAGACTAGGAATTTTATAGACCCTGCTCCTAAAACACAAGGGGTACTGATATTCCAATACCTGCAGGTACTTACATGAAAATTATTCCTAATGACTTTACAGTAGTAGAATCTGAACTGCCATTTATATTAGAAGGAGCTAAAAGTAATTGTGCTCAAAAAGGGGGTCAGCATCCAAGGTTGCTGTATCCTGTAAGTATTCCAGACCCCAATATTCCTGGGCAACAGTTACAGTACGACCTACCTCAGGGGTCTAGGGTAAATATAAATGTTACATTTAATAGAAACGGAACTAATGGGAAGTGTGAAAAAAGAGCGTATATTCTAGAGCTTGCATTAGTTGCCTCCCAGGACTACGATAATTTTAAAGAATTTTTTGATGGAGACAATGTCGAGGCAAGGCTTGATGGCGGTAGGGTTGAGGTGGCAGGAGACCAGGATTGTCCTCCTCCTTACTTTGCTAATTTCTATAACAATCAACTTGGGCCACTCACACCGCAGATGCCTCAGGATAGATGTGTTTATCAGTGGCAGTTTATAGAAGGTGCTGAAGGTCCTGCAGGAGACCCTACAAATTCATTGTTCTTAGGTCTTGTAGGAACAAATAGCTGTGCAGGTGCTGCTAATAATCAGAAGAGACGCGCATGTATTGACGCTACAATTGAAGTATTCAGAGCTGAGACCACGTTAGTTTTTGAAACAGAGCCTCAGGATGCTACTCCTGATTTATGGTATGAATCAGCTGATGTTTATAGTATTGATAAAAGTACTGGAGCACATGAAGGTAATATACAGAATCAGACTGCGACTCAGCCAGCTATTATAAAAACTGATTTCTTTAATTGTTTTTCTTTTGGTAACGGAGTTGAGAGCTATAGGATTCGTGACTCTATTGTTGGTAAAGAATTTTCTTTAGGAGAAAGAACCACATCCACATCAGAGTTAGAGTTTAGACAGGCACATCGTTTTGCGGACTTAACATATAATGGTGTATACAATGACGAGAGTAATGTAAATAAGCTTAATGAATTTAACTTAGGCTTACTAAACTTCAAACCGCTTGAGGATGTTTACGGTCCTATTGAAAAGTTAAGTGGTAGGGAAACAGATATACTTGTACTTCAGGAGGATAAGATATCCTATGTGTTAGCTGGTAAAAACTTGATTAGTGATTCAATTGGAGGAGGTACAGTTGCCTCTATACCTGAGGTACTAGGAACACAGATAGCTAGGATTGAGGAGTACGGAATATCTAGAAACCCTGAGAGCTTTTGTTCCTGGGGATTTGATAAGTATTTTACAGATGCCAAAAGAGGGGCTGTTATAAAACTAACAGGTTCTTCAGGGTCTAACGAGCAGCTTACGGTTATATCCGAATCAGGAATGAGGTCGTGGTTTAGAGACAGGTTTATATCAAGCATCAACTATCAAAAGATTGGAGGCTTTGACCCGTACATGAACGAGTATGTTCTTAGTATGAACCCAATTGAATTACCTTCAGAACAAGAGTGTATTGCTTGTGGTATCAACAGAGAGTTTGCTTTTAATAATGACAAATCTGTTGAGTACTGCCTAGACCTAGGCACATTAGTTGGAGACACAGCTTTAACCGCAACCGCACAGACACCATCAGGTTCTGAGCTTAGTTCTATTAGAGTTAGATACAACTCTGTTGATGTCGTGCCTACTACTGTTCTAAGTAACGGAACAACTGGATGGATTTTTGATAAGAATAGTGTTTCACAAACTACAGCAACTGTGTTTATTGAAGGAAAAAAGAATTCTTCTTTAACCGTTAGGCTTGCTTGTCCAGCTCCAACAGGTATTAGAGTGCATCAAATATGTTTAACAAACGCTCCTGATTCTGGAAACAATATTCATAATGAGTACAGGTGGACAGACGGTACGTTTATATCACCGCTTCATAGTGAGCAGGTTACGTTTTTAGATGATACAGGTACTTTTATTATAAGTCAATATACAGACATATTTGCTCCGCAAGGAGGAGGTGTTGTTCCTGCTAACGGTGCTGAAGTAAGCGTTATATCTAACAAGAGACCAACGGATAGTTTTGTGTTCGACCCATCTCAAGATTCTTTTTATTCATTGAGAACAAGTACAAATTACCCGTCAACAACTGCTGGGATAACAAGCTTATTAAGTGCGGCAGGTGCTCCACTTCCTTTGAATGTTAGTCAAGCACCTTTAATTTATTCAGGAGAATTTACAATGCCTGATGTCGGTGGCAACCTGTATCTAGTGTATGACTACAGACAGTCAACACCTGCAAGCTTATGCTATTCAACATCAAGCCTTCAGAACGCCTGCTGCGATTGTCAAGAACCTTAAAAAAAATATAATGCCACAACTTGAAACATATTACTTAAACGGTCCCGACCTTGCGTCATCAACCGCCATCTTTACAGATATTGGAATGGATACCTGTGCCCCTGATGGATTTTATTCTGACGAGATTATTGCGCGTGAGCTGGTTAACTGTGTTTTACAGCCTGCCCAGAACTGTCCAGAGGAGTGTGTTGAGCCTAGCTTCTTTAGAGTTCTAAACCCACAGAGTATCTGTAATACTTTTTGTCAGTTCGGTTCTTCTTTTGATATAGACGTAGAATTTACTACTGTTTCTGGTAATAGCTATACCCAAATAACTGTTGGAGATGTAATAGCTGGTGCCTCGATTCTAAATGGTTTTTATGCTGTTTCGGAGTTTGCAACAACAACAGGCAGCCCTTCAACTACCTTTAAGGTTTTAGAGATTGAGAGCCAGGAGGTTTTATTTATATATGAGTGTGGCGTAGGTCAGACATGTGACGTTGTTTAATTTTAAAATATGGAAGAAAATTTTTTATACACATTAACATACAGCGCATCCTCTAAGGGGTGGCCTTCTTTTTATTCTTACTACCCTGAGATTATAAAAGGAATGAATCAGTTTATGTACAGCTTTAAAGGAGGTAACCTTTACGAGCATAATACAAACGAACTAAGAAATAATTTTTACGGAGAGCAAGGGGCTTCTACATTGACAAGTATATTTAATGACAGTCCTCTGGAAAATAAAAAATTTAAAACAATTGCTCTAGAGGGGGATGATGCTTGGACTGGAACTTTTATAACAGATTTGCAGACGACAGGAATTATTGACTACTCTGAGTTTGAGAAGAAGGAAGGTGACTGGTTTTCTTACATTAGAAATGAAGGAAGTGTTCCAGCTAATGCAGACCAATATCCTTTACGTTCATTAACAGGCGTTGGTGTGAGTGATAGTATACAGGTTGGACTTGTAGATACAGAGATTACGTTTGTTCCTCCAACTATAGTAGACTCAATGCTTTCTATTGGCGATGCTTTTTATTTTGGAGTTGATATTTCAGGGGTGCTACAGCCAAGCTTGGCAGGTATAGTTACATCGGTTGCGCTGTTAAATAATGGAACATCTAAGATTGTAATCAACACCTTTGTTCCAGGAGTAGGACCTATACCATCAGAAAATGAATATTTTTTATACATTAAAAATTCTATAGCAGAGTCTCAGGGAGTGATGGGTCATTTTTGTGAGTTCACATTAACAAACGATAACACATCGGCCACAGAACTATTTGCTTTAAAAAGTCAAGTGTTTAAAAGTTTCCCATAAAATTCATATCTTTGTAAAAGCTATGAGTATATTAAGTATCTTTAAGAAAAATAAACCAGAAAGCATACTAGAATATGTTCATGATAATAGGGGTGTTCTTTGGGATAATATTAAGTTGTTTAAAGAAAACCTTGTATTACACGATGATGCTGTTGCGCACCATACTTCAGAAATGAATGAGTTAATGCCAGTGAGTCATCATTTAAAAGATGGGCTATACACCAGAGAAATATTCATGCCTAAGGATACAGTGGTAGTAAGTTTTATTCATAAGCAAAACCATCCTTCTTTTTTTTTAAAAGGAGAGATGTCAGTTTTACTAGACACAGGAGAGGTTAAAAAAATAAAAGCTCCTATGAAAGTAATGACTGAGATAGGAACACAAAGAGTTGCTTATATTCATGAGGATACAACCTGGGTTTGTGTTTACAGAACAGACGCAACAACAGTAGAAGAGGCTGAGAAAGAAGTTTATACAGAAGACTATAAAGAACTTCCTGAGCACGTTATATTAAATAAAAAATTATTATGTCAGGAGCAATAGCAGCATTAGCAATAACAGTAGGAACTACCACCATGAGTTTTATTCAGGCAGGTAAAGATAAAAGAGCAGCAGAGGCAGCAGAACTATCAGCGGATATTGCAATGGCTGAGGTTGAAAAAGCTTTAACTAAAAACGAAATGGATGCCTTGTCTCTTCAGACAGAGGCTTATGAGAGAGAGTCAGACAACATAAAGACAGCAACTAAAACTGAGATGGACGCTATTCGAGAAGGTGACCAGCGTGGAGTATTAGCTGGAAGCAGTAGGTTACAAGCTGGTGTAACTGAAGCAGCAGCAGCCTCAAGAGAAGGTATGGCAGCAGATTTGGGAGACCTTGAAAAACTTTCCGCTGATGAGGCTACTAGAAAAAATGACATAGGAATTCAATTAAAGCTTAACGAAGTATCAGGTGCTCAGCAAGCAGCAGCAGCTTTATCAGATTCTGCTGCTGCAAATAATGCAGCAGGTTTTCAAGGTGTTGCAAGTGGAGCAATGCAGGGCGCAAACATGGCAACATCAAGTACCTACGGTAAGTCAAGCGAAGCCAAAGAAGCACAAAGAAAACAAAATAAATTTATCAGAAAGGAACGAAGAGGTTCTGATTTATCAAGAAAAGAGTTTAACGCTCAGAGACTTCCAGGGATGCAGGTTGATTATCAAAACCAAATATCTGGCTTAACTCTAGGAGGAACAATTCCAAACAAACAGGTGAACACAGAAAATGCAGATGGTTCTGTAACCTCCGCATCGATGGCAAGAACAGACCTGAGTGATATTAAAGATATGACTGAGTTTGAGTTTAAAAACTTTATGATGGAGCTTACGCCTGAACAACGAAATTCAGTATATCTTCAAATGAATCAAAACTAAAGTATGAGCTACTACGGATATATAGAAAGAGAAAACAATCAAGCCCCTGACTGGCAGAGTATTGGTAAGAACCTTAGCGATGGTCTTTTAAAAGCTGGTAAGGACAGACAGGATAAAAGAGACGAGTTTGAACAGGCGTCATTAGATTATCAGACCGAGCTTGATGAAGCTCCATCTGGTGACTACAAAACCGCTAATACATTTGCACTCAATCACGCAACAGACGCATCAAGAGCTAGACTTATTCAGGATAGACTTTTTAAAAATGGTTTGATGACCGACAGACAGTATACTGCATCACGTCAGCAGCTAAGAGATGACACCAAAAGCCTGTTTGGTTTAAGTAAAGAATACCAGAAGGAGTACGATGACAAAATGGTTAGGTTTAAAAATGACGAAAGCCAGGTACTTGAGTCTATGCTTATGGAAAATATAGAGGGACTTGCTAATCTTAAAGATGCAGGTACATTTATAAATATGGAAAGTGGTGCGGTAAGTATAGGTAAGTACGTAAAAACTGAAGAAGAATACTACGATACCGATGAGATGGATTTTAAAACTAGGAATAAAGTAGCTAGGCTTTCAGGTACTGAAGGCGATAAGATGACTGTTAATCAAATGAGAAACAGGTATAAGGAGAGATATGATAAGTTTGATTTATCTGGAGCAATGTCCACAGAAGCTGAGCGTACTGCTAAGTACATAACAGCTATAAGAACAGCTGGTGGGGAAAACTATTCTGGAAACATAAAAACTATTCTGGACCCAACTCAGAGAGGCAAGGACGAAAATGGTCTTTTAACTGATGCTATATCTAATTTTGTGAAGTACGAAAAGGAAATGATTAATAGCTATATGGGTAACGAATACCAGGCGTTGTCGGTACTTACAAACAGTTTAGTGTTTGATAAGAATAAAAACAAATACTACCCAACTCTTGACCCAGACCTTAGGGGTAAGGTGGTGAAGGGTAAAAACTACGTTCTAGTAAAGGATGATGGTAGCGGAACAATAACGGTTGACATGACCAAGGACCAGAAGGCTGCTGCGTTTGGAGCTGCACAAACAAACTTTAGAAATAAGCTAGACTACACAGAATCAGAAACTGTCTACAATGAATCAAAGGAGAGCCAATCCAACAAGAACAACTCTAAGCTAGAAAAAGCTGAAGAACAAGGTATAAGCTCATGGAACACATTGTACTGGGGGACTCCAGAACAAAAGAAAGTCGCCATGACTAACTTATTAAACTCTAAGATTTAATCGTCTTTATAATTCCTAAATACATACAGCAATAAATAAGTATTTGGTGGATTCAATGTCAATTGAACGGGCGGAAGTAGTTGCAAGGATGCGAATTGCATTTCGGGGGGGTTTATCGGCATCAAGTTTTATTTCGGATATGAAATCAGCCGGTTTATCGTATCGACGTGGGACAATGTTATCAGACTGGCGGACGGTTAACGAAATAGAGAAAAAAGAAGGTACTTTAAGATATATTCGTAAAGATAGGTATCCTACAACCGAAACAATGGCGTCGGT